TAATACATCCATGCAGACCATATGGTAAGTCTGTTCGTTGCACCCAGTACTTATACACTGGCTCTGCTTTATAAGATTTGGGAGAGGGTATCCTTTCTGCTCTCTCCCAAGTTTAACTCTCAATAGGAGATTTGTTATGAAAAACAATTTGGAAGAACTTGCAGTGATGACACCTAAGAAGTTTGCATTGATGATAGAAAAGATGGTTAATGCTGGATTAGGACAAACAACATATATGGATGCAATATTAGACTATTGTGAGAAACACTCAATGGAGCCGGATGCAGTCGCACCCTTAATCTCCAAACCACTCAAGGAAAAAATAGAAGCAGATGCAAGGAAACTAAATTTCTTGCCACGAGTAGCAACCCTACCAATATAGGATATTTCTAATGGAAGCGTGGGATTGCTATCGGATGTACATTGGTCTGAAACTACACTTTACTACAGATTACGACTACAAAAAGTATAGTGGTAAAACATCAGCAACCAAAGCATCTTTCTTAAAAAGAAGGGACAGAAACTTTTTTGCCAAGACGGCAAGAAAATATGACGATAAGACTTTAGATTACTTCATTGCGAACTTCTCTAAATCACCAAAAGGATACATAGGTGAATTTAATGAGGAGAACTATATGGAGTGGAGCAAAACTAAACAATCTTTGTCATATAACTTTTTAAATGATATGTCACTATTATGTTTGCAAGTAGACAATTTTAATTCAATTTTCTCTTGCTATAATGGACAACATAGTGTATTATTAAAGAACTTCCTCGCAAAGAGGATACGATTAGAAACGATGGTAATTCTTGAAGGATTACTGTCATATGTCAAACAGCATGATGAGGATATGAAACATGATTTAATTTGGCCAGATGCAAGACGTTTAATCGTCAAGTATGGAGTGTTTCTTTCTTATGATAGGAAGAAATGTAAATCGCAACTACTCAAGCTGATAAAGGAGACTTTCTAATGTCAGACGAAATCATTCGAGAACGAGATTTCTTTCGTGCAAAATTGCAAGAAGCAATCTCAAGAGTGAAAGTGTTGGAGGGTGACAACGCAGAATTGCAAAAGCGTGATAGCGAAGTTACCAAACGGTTGAACGAATTGTCCAACCAACCCAATACTAACTATCGTCCACGTTACCGTCAAAAAGGTAACTAGGACAATATCCTAAGTAAGATAATAAACTGCTTAATTATTATGGAGATGTTATGAAAACAACAAGACTGTCACACACTAAATGGAAAATTGAAACGATAGTAAATGGCAAGATTAAAGAAGTAGTTTATAACTTCCCATTAGTACTCAACCAAGTAGGTTGGGATTTTGAATGTATTAAAAAGGCGAAAGATGATTATGGTGACTGAATCACAAGGAATACAGAATATGGTTACAAATACCAGACTAATTAGTTACTCGCAACCACCAAAAGGAGAATTGTATGTCGGTGAAGATATCCAAGAACTTATTGCGTATTGCGCCCGTGTCTCCAATCCGGCCAACCAAGCAAGTCACGAAACGAGTGAAAAACTTATCAAGTACCTCGTTAAACACAAACACTGGTCGCCTCTCGAAATGGCATCTGCTTGCATAGAGATTGATACTACTCGTGACATTGCACACCAAATTGTGCGTCATCGTAGTTTCGCATTTCAAGAGTTTAGTCAGCGATATGCAGAACCATCTGCAATGGGTGACGCATTTACGATACGAGAATGTCGTTTACAGGACACTAAGAATAGACAGAACTCAATTGAAATTGAGAATGACCCATCTATTCAAGAGAGTGTTAAGATGCAAGAATTAATTACAGATTGGCAACGCAGACAACATGGTGTTATCAATCAAGCAAAACAAGCATACCAATGGGCAATTGACAATGGTATTGCAAAAGAACAAGCACGTGCTGTCTTACCAGAAGGTTTGACTAAGACACGACTTTACATGAACGGTACATTACGTTCATGGGTACATTATATTGAGTTACGTTCTGAGAACGGAACGCAAAAGGAACATATGGAAGTTGCACAGAAATGTGCATTAGAGATTGCTAAAATCTTTCCATTAATAAAGTCATTATAGTTTGAAAAATCTATTGACTTTAGGCCATTATTAATGTATTATATATAATGTTACATAATGAATAACGTGAAATACTTTAACATACGATAAACATACGGAGAAAAAAATATGTCAATTTCAGCACTAAGAAACCAGAACAGTCTGGATAAATTACTTCAACAAGTCCAAAAGGATGATAAGCCTAACACGGAAAAGAAATCATACGTTGATGAACGTCTGTGGAAACCAGTTGTAGACAAATCGGGTAACGGTTATGCCGTAATTCGTTTCTTGCCTGCGCCTGCTGGTGAAGAACTTCCTTGGGTACGTTTATGGAATCACGCATTCCAAGGCCCAACTGGACAGTGGTACATTGAGAACTCTTTGACTACTATGAATCAGAACGACCCTGTGTCAGAGTTTAACTCTGCCTTGTGGAACTCTGGTGTAGAGTCAGATAAAGAGATTGCAAGGAAACAGAAACGTAAATTGCAATACTACTCAAATATCTACGTTGTTGAGGATACAATGAATCCAGAAAACAATGGTAAGGTGATGTTGTATAGATATGGTAAGAAAATCTATGACAAAATCATGGAAGCAATGCAACCAGAATTTGCAGATGAAACACCAATTAACCCATTTGATTTATGGGAAGGTGCAAACTTCAAACTGAAGATTCGTAAGGTTGACGGATATTGGAACTATGATAAGTCAGAGTTTGATAACCCTGTACAATTGAAACCAACGGATGAGGAACTAGAGTCAATCTATGGCAAAACTCATTCACTCGCTGATTTCACGGCTCAATCTAACTTCAAATCATATGATGAGTTGAAGGCAAGACTAGATGCTGTTTTGTCTGGAACAGTTTCAACTGCTAAAACTGCAGCTGCAATGGTTGAAGAAGATACTGTGGATTTTACTCCACCAGTTTCGACTCCAACACCAGAACCACAAACAGCGCCATTCTCTGCCACTAATGACGATGATGACGATGCAATGTCGTACTTTGAGAAGTTAGCAAACGAGTAACGTGGGATAAGGTCTGCTGGGCAACAGAATTCCTTAGTGGTTGAATTGGATTCACACTGAAAGAACCAGAAACTAGAGACACAATCTTCGGATTGGGGAAAGGGTTAACACTTCGGTGTTGACCCTTTTTTTATGTGTCAAATATCCATTGCCGTCAAAACACTGACAATTCCTAAATATATACAGAGGAGAGTATAATGGATAATTGGAACGATGACCACTTTTTTACCAAAACAGAGAAGATATATTTTCTGATTTGTGGTATAATTATAGCTTTATGTGTGGGATATGTTAATCATATCTTTTGGGAGTACAGGGTGACAAATTTGCAATGGGAAGAGACATTTACTTCTCCCAAGGAGTTTTGGATTATAGAACGATAGTTATGCTGTATAAATAGACTAGAGAGAATATTAGATAGGGTAATTTTAGTAACTAGCAATTAGAGAGAGAATATATATGGATGTGTTTCAATTCATTGGTGAGGTAGGAGCCCCAATAGCGGGAGCATTGGCAGCTGGATACTTTGTCTTTCTCACAATTGGTTTCATACTTGATGGTGTTACGTCAAGTGTAACAACCCTTAAAAATATCATTGGTGCATTAGATAATCGTGTTCAAACTATGAATAATGATTTGGTTAAGATAGACGCATTGATGAGTTATGCATTTGGAGTAAAACCTAATATTGATAGGATTGCTGCAAATGAAGGTAAAGATGACGCAAGGCGTGATTGAGGGGGAAGATGCTTGGAAGAATTAGCGAACGTAATTAGTCAGTATGGGTTTCCCTTAATAGCCGCATGTGGAATGGCTTACTTCATATATTTTATATGGCAGTGGGTAACAAAGACTATTGACCCTGTAATCGCACAAGCACAAGGTACGCTTATTGCATTGGTAGACAGGGTGAGAATGTTAGATAATGATATGATAAGATTAAATACAAAACTTGCAATGTTATTAGAACATTACGAAAAAACAGGTAAACCGTTAGACGGTGAACTTGAGGAGATAGTGAAGAAATATGGTAGTAACAGTGAACAGTTTATGCAGAAACCTGTTGGTAGGAATAATTCTGATAAGCCCGACTCTTAGTCAGGCAGAAGATTTAGTACATACGTTTGGGAGTCCATCGTTTAATGGTGTTGGACAGTCGCAACACTTTTTATCAATAGAACAACTTCAGTATCAACGTAAAGAAAAACTTAGAACGGATGCAGAAGCAGAGGCAAGACGAATAGAACGTGAAGAAGAAAACGAGACAATCAATAAGTTTATTAATAACGTAGAGTCTCGTATCTATGCTCAAATATCCAAGAATCTTGTTGATGGTATGTTTGAGGATGGTGGCGCTCTTACTGGTACTGCTGAGTTAGAGGGTGCAACTATCTATTGGGTAAAGGATGTAACTGCGAATACAATCACAGTACAGATAACTGAAGAAGATGGAACATTTACGGAAATAACTGTTCCTTTAGATGGATTTGGATTTTAAGTATGGAACAAGCATTACTGTTTTTAGTATTAACATGTTTTCTTGGTGGATGTGCAACAACGGTTGAACAAAATTTAGATGTTAAACCCCCAAAAGACTTTGTTGCTAGTACACAACATAATTTGGAGAACTTGCCATTATTAGATGCTCCACCTATGACGATTGCAGTTTATGAGTTTAAAGATTTAACAGGACAAAGAAAACCAAGTCAAAGATTTTCCCAGTTATCTACAGCGGTAACACAAGGTGCAGATTCATGGGTTATTGATGCATTACAATGTGCAGCTAATGGGGATTGGTTTACAGTAATAGAAAGAGGTGGACTCAACAACTTAGTTAAAGAAAGACAGTTAGCGAAATCCACATACGAACAATATGAAAAGGGTGAAAACAAACCAGAACTAAAACCTTTAAAACTAGCAGGTTTAATTTTGGAAGGTGGGATTATTGGATATGATACTAACATTATAAGTGGTGGTACAGGATTACGTTACTTTGGTGTCGGTGGAGATACATCATATAGAACTGACCAAGTAACGGTTTCAATGAGACTTGTTTCAGTAAATTCTGGTAAAGTTTTGTTAACTACAAATGTTACTAAAACAATTGCTAGTGTGAAAGATGACTTCAATGTGTTTAGGTTCTTTGAAATGGGAACACGAGCATTTGAATTTGAGGCGGGCGCTGCGGCAAACGAACCAACATCTGTGGCAGTTAAGACTGCTATCGATCAAGCGATTATTGATATGATTTACAAAGGAGAAGAAAAGGGATTGTGGGACTTTGAACAAGACCTTTACATAACCAAAGAGGACGATTAAGTTTAATAAACGAATCGTTAGAACGTATGAAAAAAATAATAATAAGTTCTTTTATTTTTGTTATGGCATCTGTCGGCGTAGTACAAGCGAATGATATCTATATCACACAAGCTGGTGATACGCTCGATTTGGATATAACACAGGATGGTACTGATAATAAAATCGGCACAAGTACTACAGATGCAGTGATTAATGGTGATGATATGAATTTTGATATCACACAAACAGGAAGTAATAACGCTATTGTTGCAACAATCAAAGGAGCAACTTACACAGGTACTTGGGCATTTACTGGTTCAGGCAACACTGTAGACTTAGATTGTAGTTCATCAGCGGCAGGGAATTGTGATAATGTAGTATTAAATATCACAACTACAGGAGATACCAACGCATACACATTTGATATCGGTGAATCAGCTGATTCGGATGGTACTGTGGTTAACTTTACTACGACAGGAGACAACAGTATTATTGCGTCTACTATCAACGGTAAATCTGCAGCATTAACTGTTGTTATGAATAACTCATTATCAACTGCAACAACAAGTACTGGCTCAAATGAGGGTAATGCTATCACAACAACACAAACTGGTGATGGTGATACAGATGGACACACGATTAACCTTGGAATCACAGGTGGCGGTGGAACAGTAGACATCGTACAAAGTGGAATCAACGATAACGTAGTCGATATGACTATAGTGGGTGATAGCTTTGATGTGGACATATCTCAGACAGACTAGTCTTTTAGTATTCCTAATTTTCCCCACTCTACTTTTTGCTAAAGTGGGGGATGTTATTGAACAAAAGGGTAGAACAAACGTAGAGAGAGGTAGTGATACCTTTAAGGAGATTGAAAAGGAGTTTGATGTTGAAAGTATGGACACGGTTCGTACTAAAGACGGAAGAACTGCGATTCAGTTTATAGATGAAACACGAGTCGATGTTACTGAACACTCTAAGTTAGTTATTGATGATTTTGTATATGACCCTAATACTAAGACAGGTTCATTATCACTAAAAGCATCTTTTGGGACAATACGATATGCGTCTGGACAGATTGCTAAAAACTCAAGACAGAATGTAAAGATTAAAACCCCAACTGCAACAGTGGGTGTTAGAGGTACAGACTTCTCAATGACAGTTGATGAGTTGGGTTCTTCTACCATTGTTTTGTTGCCATCATGCAATACAAATTATGTATGTGTAGTTGGAGAAATCTCAGTAGCTTCAGAGGTTGGTATGGTAATAATGAACCAAGCCTTTCAGGCAACTGTTGTTCCTAGTCCTTATGCAACCCCAATGAAACCAGTAGTATTGGATTTGGATGAACGTAGTATTCTGAATCTTTTGATAAGAAGAACACCAGTAGAAATTGATGACCAATTAGAGAAGATACGGATTGAAAAACTTGCAGACTTTTTAGGTATAGATTTCTTAGATTTTGATTATTTCCAAGAAGAGTTAACAATAGATGATAGACAAATCTGGCATACAGGATTGGAGATAGACTTTCTTGCAAACTCATTTTTAGTAGATATTCTTGATGTATTGAATAGACAACTTGCACTACAAATGAGAAATGAATTTAACAAAAAAGACGGTATTCAATTAGGCAAAGACCCAGATACAGGTATTGAGATATACGATGAGGAAACGAATTGGTTATTCAGAAGAGATAGTGGTAGTCATATATTTGAAATGACTCTTAACAAAAACAATACATACAATATAAACTTAAAACAAGATGCTTTAGAGTTTTATGATATTCGTATAGGAGAAAGTGGAAGAAATGAAGTCACTATTATTCAAATCGATTAGTCTTGTTCTTATAACATTACCATGTTTTGCAAATGAGATTTATGTTAGTCAAGTTGGTGACAATACAGATATAACTATTGTGCAAGACGGAGAAAATAATCAAATTGAAGGATTATCAGGCTCTGGAGATGCACAACTATCTGGAAATAACAAAACAGTTGCATTCAGTCAAACAGGCAATACTAATGAAATAAGAGTTTGGACTCATGGTGGCAATCAACAGATGAGTCTTACACAAGATGGTAATCTTAATATATCCATAATGGACAATCACGGAAACAACAATAACATGTCTGTTGATATTGATGGTAATAGCAACATTACTCATAGTGAAATAGGTAATGGTGGAGACAACGATAATAATATGAGTCTTACTATTGATAACGGAGATAGTAATGTTGTATATTCAGAAATCTCGAATGGGGATTCTAATAATGTTGATATACAAATCCATAAACAAGATAACAATTATGCATATGTAAGAGTTAATGGTAATAGTAATAATGTCAAAGCCTGGCAAGGTAAGCACGAAGATGGTAATGTAGATACAAGTGAAACTGGTGACAATGATGTTTACTGGATAGTAACTGGTAATAGTAATAATCTTGCAAGTTATCAAACAGATGATAACGGTAATGGTGGATTACACATAGCAAACTATATCACTGGTGACAGTAACACGGTAAAACACACACAACGTGGTTCTGGTGACCATGATGGGTTTATTGAAATAGACGGTGACAATAATGATGTTGAATTACTACAACGTGGTAATAGTGATGAACAATATGCAGACATTGTAGTTGATGGTGATGGACACACCATTGATGCATTGCAACGGTATGGCGACCACACTGCAAATATAGACATAACAAATGGTGGTGGTGCTTACACATTGGACTTGGAACAAACAGACAGTTCTGCTAGAACGTATTCTCTTACTGGTATCTGTACAAATGGTTCTGGGTGTGCTGTTTCAGTAACACAAAACTAACACATAAATACTACTATGAAACAGTTAACCCATTGGGCGACTGCCCTTATAACCCTCAGCATCATTTCTTTTATTGGTTGGAGTGACCCCTTTGTTAAGGAAACTCTACGTTTAAAATCATTTGATTTAATCCAACAGTACGATGTTCCTACAACATCTCAAGATATTGCAATAGTTGAAATAGACGAAGGAGCAATTGAAGAGTATGGACAGTGGCCTTGGAAAAGGACTGTCATTGCAGATTTAATCTGGAAACTCAGAGATGCTGGTGCTGGAGTAATCATACTACCTGTCTTGTTCTCAGAAGAAGATAGACTTGGTGGTGATATGGACTTGGCACAGGCGTTGGCAGGTAATGGTATCATCATTGCACAAACTGGTACATCACAAACAAATAAGAATGCAGTGCCTCGTGGAGTCGCTAAGATAGGCGACCCTTTGCCTTGGTTGTTTGAGTGGGATGGAATGCTGGGCCCAATTGAACTATTAGGATTAAATGCAGACGGTGTTGGTGTTATATCAACTGTACCAGAGATTGACGGAGTTGTAAGACGTTTACCACTTTTAATGAGAGTTGGTGAAGAAGTATTCCCATCAATTGCAATGGAAACTATTCGTGTTGCTACTGGAGACCCCTCATATCAAGTTAAGACACAAGAAGGTGGTATCACAGCAATGCGTGTACCATCATATCCTACAATTAAGACAGATTCATTTGGTAGAATTTGGTTAAGATACAATAAAGATTTTGAAACTATGAGTGCTACAGATGAGGATTTCTTCTGGACACTTGAAGGTAAAATAGTAATGATTGCACCAACTGCTGAAGGTATTGGTTCTATCATTGCAACCCCTACAGGGGAACAATACTCATATGTACCAAATGCAGTATCATTACAGGGGATACTTAATGGTGAGACATTAGTTAGATTCCCAGAATCAACATTCTTAGAATGGTTGTCTGCGATTGGACTTGGACTACTTCTTATACTAGTTGCAAACAGAGGCCCTTATTGGTTGTCTGGTATAATGATTGTTGCAATTCCAGTGGGTGCAGTTTATGGTTCATACTATTACTTTATGAATTATCTGTGGTTGATAGATTGGAGTTGGGTTGTTATCGTAACAACTATAGTTGGATTCCATGCAATATTCAACAGGTTCGTAAAAGAGTTTTTCGAGAAACAAGCAATTAAGAAACAGTTCGCTGGGTACTGTTCTCCTACCATCGTTAAGATGTTACAGGAAAATCCAGCAATGATTAAGGACGGTATGAAGAGAGAGATATCTATATGTTTCTCTGATTTACGAGGGTTCACTCCACTAGGTGAATCGTTTGGAGATGATGTTAAAGGGTTAACAAAATTGATGAATGGTTACATGGATGCAATTACACAACCAGTTCTAGATGCAGACGGTATGATTATCAAGTATATTGGTGATGCGTCAATGCATATACACAACGCACCTTTGGATGATGAGTATCATCCTATGACAGCAGTGCAGTGTGGACTAGACATGTTAAAAGCAGTGGAGAAGTTCAATGAAAAGATTACAAAAGACGGCAAACCAGCAATTGGTATGGGGGCTGGGATTAATACTGGCCTTGGGTATCTTGGCGAGATGGGTTCAACTAAAAGACACAGTTATGATGTGCTTGGGGATGCAGTAAGTACTGCCGCAAGGATAGAATCCAAATGTAAGGAATATGGATGTTTACTGCTTGTGGGTGAGAACACCTATGATGCAACTAAAGAAGATTTTTTCTACTTAAAGGTAGATGAACTTGCAGTGAAGGGTAAGACTGTAGGTATAAGAATCTATACAGTGATAGACGATCATTGTGATAGTGACGCCCAATTGAAACATGAATTGATGCAACGATGTTACACTGAAATGAAATTCGACAAAGCTATACGATTATGTAAAGAATTGTCAGGCGAATTCGGTGGGCAAATTGATAAGTATTATGAGATGTGGATTGAAAGGTGTGAATATATGAAAACACAAGACCTTCCAGACAACTGGAATGGTGTATTCATAGCAACAACAAAATAGAATGAGGTGATAATTATGTTGTGGAAAAATTTACTACTAATGAAGTTCGAAAATGGTTTTCGGATTATGCCAGACAACAAAGAAGATGACAAGTTCTTTGTATTAGATGAATGTCAACTTGAAATTGGAGATGAGTTTAGAGTTGGCCCAAATGGCTACTTTGAAAAGATTGGTAATCCAACCAAGTTGATGACCAACTTTGTGAAAGAGGAGTTAACGCAATGATGTGGGTTGACTATAATATAGACCAAGCTGGTAGAGCATTTAAAGTAAAAGGTGATTGGGAAGGTGAAGTTATGGGTGTCGCAAAAGACGGTACTCAGAAAGAACACTATCTTTATAAGCCTGGTGATAAATTTGTTGTAACCGAAACAGGTTGGTTAATACCAGACGAAGATTAAGATAGGAAGGGCAAATACTGCCTTTCCTTTTTTTATGGGGTTATAAAATTTAGAAGTTAAATGTTGCACCGATTGTGATATCACCACGAGCAGCTGCATCTACATCCCAAGAAGATTTTGCTTCTAGTTCTAAAGAGTCAGTCCAGTTGTATGTTGCAGAAAGGTCAATAGTTGGGCGTGAACCTTTTTGCAATGTGTCGAACAATGTCATGCTGTCTGTTGCAGTAGAATCAAATGCAGAGATTACTGAACTTACTTCTAGTTCTGTTTTACCAATGCCATATGTTGCAGAAGGTTTAACTGTTATTGTAGTTGCTGATTTGTCTACATTGTAAAGTGATTTTAGTTCACCACCAAAGTTTAAACCATCTTCGGCTAATAGGGGTGTGCCTGCAACAACTACTGCTGCAGCTAAGATAGATATTTTCATTTTAGAAATTCCTTGTATATTACTATGTGATTTATTATCACACAGTTACTTATACTAGGAAGCCTCTAATTTGTCAAGGGGGAATTATATTATTATAAATGTGTAATATTAATGTTACACTTAGTACATGTGAGCTTCTTGGAAACCAACACTTCTATCTTCAATGGTAATCAATTGTGCAGACTTTTTAGTTCCACCACCATTAACCACTGTTGAATTATCAATTTGTGTAATAGTCGCACCACCAGCATTATCTTTTGCTTCTTCTGCTGCTTGAAGAGCTGCGTTTGCAGTTTCTAGTGCAAGAGCTCTATCTGCAACTAACTTCTGAATAAGTTCATTATCTGCTCTTATACCTTTAGAATCTCTACCAGAGTAGACGTTTTCGCCACCTTCACTTCTTGCGATTCTATCTTTTGCAGCTGCAATCTGTTGTTCTAAAGACATATTTTCTGCTGGTACTGCTGCTTCATCTTCACCAAGTCCAAAGAACTTTAATACTTTACCAGCGCCTGGAATAGATTTAACGAGTCCCATAATATCAATATCAAACAAACCTTTGAACCAATCAAATATGTCTGCCACAGTATCAAATATTAACCCACTCAATGAGAAAGGTTCATCTGGATCACCAAACCCAAACAATCCTTTAACAAAGTTAATTGCAAGATTTAATGGTGCGAATACGATGTCTATCAGTTTACCGAATATTTCAAATATAGATAAGTCAGAGAAGTCAAACAAATCTGTAATGAAGGAAATCATGCCTTTAACACCATCAAAGAGTTTAGTGACTACAGTACCAATCATATCACTGAATGAGAATTCGCTCAACCATTTCATGTCGAATCCCATCTTTGTTCCCAACCAAGCAATACCTGCTTTAAGGAAATCAAGTGGAATACCTACAAGTCCAACCAACATCTTACTGATACCACCTTCCATACCACCGATGATTGTACCTTCTTCATCATAACCATCCATGAAACCTGTTACCAAGTCAAACACAGACATAAGGATTGTGATAGGTAGGAAAATCTTACCAAGTACTGTACCAAGTGTACCAGCAAACTTAATAATAGGTTGGAATACTGCCATACCAGCATCCATTGCAACTAAACCAAGTCTCAGAGGAGACATGAATGATTTAACTGTTGCCATGATACCTTGAATTGATTTGACACCAGCCTTTGCACCATCTACTGCTGTTTCAGCACCTTTACCCGCTGCGGCAACAGCAGGAAAAATTGTTAACGCTTTAAATGGTTTTAGATACCC